TCTTTGCGTGAGGCTATGCTCTCTATTTGGCTTGATAGTAATATCATAGTATTCCGTTAATTATATCGTTTGCTTCGTCTATTGCGTCCTCTTGATCTAAGTAAGTATCTACGTCTGCTATGTGCTTATTGATTAAAGTTTCTGCCATTGCATAGGTGTAATTACCTATTGTAGTCATATCGTCTCCATTCATACCTGTCTTACATACTGCCACGAAGTAAGCTTTATGTGTTAAGAGTAGCCATATAGCGTTTAATTTTCTCATCTGCCTTGTCCTTTGTAATCTTTAGGTCTTGGGTTATGCTTATTAAAGGACTTCTTTGCAGAGCCTCTTTTGCGTTTGCCAAAGCTAACTTTGTTATTGTTCTCTTTAATCTTTGCCATAATTCTTTGCGTGTATCACTTTTAGAAACTCTTTATATTGTTTTTTGTCTCCGTATTCTATGTGGCACTTTCTACACAAACCCATAAGGTTTTCTATTGTGTCCTTGTCATTACTTCCACCCATACCCCTCGCCTCAATATGATGTACGTCTACCGCTTGTGAGCCACACACTTCGCAAGGAATGAAGTCGGTTTTTTTATACCCCATTCCCTGCAAATATATTTGTGTGTGTTTCTGCATAGCTTCCCCATTAAATTTTCCGTTGATTAATAATTAAAAAATTTAACTATGCAAATTATTTATCAGCCTTTGGGTGTCCCTTTGGCAACAAGTCATAATCGGTTGTATATTTTGAGTTTTCAGGTCTACCATTTTTTAACAAATATAAAAAAGCATTTACCCTCGCATACGCCCATTGCTCGGCTGACTTTACAACAGGACTTCTTGATGTGTTATATGCTCCAAGTCCTCTTTGAAATACCGACTTCAATGCTCCAAGTCCTGCTCTTCCGTTTTTAGTATTGCTTTCTTTTTTGTTGAAATCATCTACTTTATTTTGTAAAGTTTTTTCTTGTTCTGCGGTTACCTTTGCCCCACCTTTACCAGAAGCATCTCCTTTTGCAGTTCCTTCTCCTTTTGGATTAGGGTTTTTAGTATCTGACTTTGGAGCTTTGGGACTCCCTTTGATGCCACCCCTTTCGCCAACCTCAGCTAAATCTTCTTTATGATATAAGTACTGGCTATCTTCTGTATGTACCGCACCTGTCATTAGTTTGCCACTTGCGTCTTTATGAGTTGGTCCGGTGTATAAAGTGCCATCTGCTAAATAATGCGGAACTCCAACCTCAAACTTATCTTTGTCAATCTCTTTTAGTTTGTTAATTGCCCATTCAACACCACTCGTCCCACCCCAAGCGTCCCACATTAAACCGCCACAACCTTCGCTATAAGGTACATCTTTGTGTTGTTGATGTCTTTTAAATGAAGCCATACGAGCAATAGTATCTCTACTAATAGGCTCACGATTTGCCAACTGTCTTGCCCTTGCCTTGCCTGTTGCTTCTCCGCACGAACCCCAACCATTTTTATCTGCCCATTCTATTGCCCTCTTTGCATTGTTAGTAGCTGACTCAGGATAGTCGGTATAACTTTCGGCAAACTTTCCACCTGCCAGAATAGCTTTCCAAACCTTCATAGCTTTTTCTTCGGTTTCAAATACGCAACCGCCGTTACCTATCTTATATTTTCCGTTTGAGCATTTTATTACTGGCATAGTTTACTATAAATATACTTTCGGTCTAAATTTATCTCATCAAAGTTATACTTCTTTTGGCAGAACTCAAACAACTTCTGTCCGCTTTCTTTTCGCATATCCGCATCGCTTACTAAATCTCTTATATGTTTATACCAATCCTTTTGGTTTTTAACGTAATGCACGGGCATATCTAAGTAAGGGTTGACGTGGCTAACAATGGCAGGGTTCTTTTTAGAAGCCGTTTCTAATACCTTAAGGTTGGACTTCATAGCATTAAACTTGTTATCTACCAATGGAATAACTGAAATATCGCTATCGGTGTATGCTCCCATATATTCCGTAACCCTTGCATAGTTATAGATCGTAGGGTTTAGCTTTAAACCACAAGTGAAGCTATCAATCATTTTATCCCAGATAGGTTTCTCCGCATCATTGTAACCTGCTATTACAGTTCTTATATTCATACCTTGTAGCCTTTTAAACGGCTGCCTTAGTATTTCTAAATCTCGTTCGTGCGTTCCGCTACCTGACCAAAACAATCTTACCTTGTAATCTTCGGTCTTGTTATCCTGGAACTGCTCTTGTCCATAGGGTAAAGCGTTTGGCAATATGTGTACATTTTTATTGTAAGGACTTATCTCTGCTGCTAACCTTTCGTGTGTGCAGGTGCAAAGGTCTGCTATCTTTAAGTAGTCGGTAATTAGTTTAGGTATATTGTTAAGCTTATATCTTAAATACAATAAATGGCTTTCGTTTAGTTCCCAGTAATCGTCATTGTCTACTACCAACTTGAAGCCATACTTAGTGCGCCAGGTGTCCATTTGCTTTGCATCTATCTCGTTAAGCATTCTATTCATAAGCACAATATCCCACCCCTGCTCAAGTAGTTCGTCATTTAATACATCTGTAATAAGTGCGTATTCTTTTTCTAAGTGTACTATTGGCATCATTATTCTGTGCAGTCCTACACCTGAGTTGGCAGAAGTTATACAAAGTATTTTCATTATGTAGTACAGGCACAATCGTATGCCGGGTTTATGTTATCTAAATCAAATTCTTTAAACAAGTTATTCTGTGATATACTTTTAAGTGTTTCTATTGTTACACCATTAAAGTAAGTGTATTTGCTATTATTTTCGTCATTGATCCATTCGTCTGCAAGTTCTGGGAACTCTCTTAATATTGCTAAAATAGCGTTTTTACCTTTCATAAAACACAAAGTGCAGTTACCTAATATTGAAGGTATTTCCAAAGTGTAAGGCTTTTTGCTCCAATACTCATTTACTATTTGCTTTGTAACCTTGCTTTCATACAAAGGGAACTTATCGTGTACCTTCTTAAATCTTTGAGTACGTCGGCTAACTCGCATTGGCTCATCATATCTAAAGCCTACCAGGTTTTCAAATTCTCTTATTCCTATGCTTCTCAAATATCTTTTAGCCGTTTTAATCTTTAGTTCTATTGTGCAGAACCTTTTGAACTGATTAGGTAAAGCTTTATGCTTTTTTAACATTCCGGTAAAGCCACCTTCGTAACTTATTCTTGTTACTGGTATATTTTCAAACGCTTCAAAGTCATTAATAAATTTATAGGTCTTAGGGTGTTCTCTCATAGTATCGCAGAACAATACTATATCTCCTGGCTTATATTCTTGGATAGTCATATAAGCAGAAGTTTTGCCACCGCTAAAATTAATTACCCTTTGCATTACGTTTCTTTGGTTTAGGTTGTAAATCATACCATTCGTACAAGCGTTTAATCATATCAAATATACAATGGCTGCACCATACTGTTAATATGAAATCTGGGTTCATATACTTTCGGTAAATATGCTCGTACATTTTTAAGATGTCTAAATCTATATTCCTTACATAGCCATTCTGCACCATTTCGTAATTAGGTCTATGTAGGTCTAAATAATTTCTGTGATCTATTTCCATAAGTTCCACATTAGTTTTGAAAGTAAAGGTGCTAACACTCCTGGTATAAATACAAACGCAATTATGTCGGTACATATTGCAGGTAGTAAATATAAAACTAAACCTGTCCAAGCTGCTAAACAACTCGTGCAACTAAAAGGCTTAAAATCTAAATACCATTTTCTGTGGAATTGGTGTATCTCTACAAAAAAAATTGCAAAGCATATTGCTGTTATAATTATCATTTGCGTAGTTGTTTTTTAAGTTCTCGTTTAGTTAATTTAAGTTCCCTATGGATTGACATATAAGGTATTCCGGTAACCCTACTAAGTTCTTTAGCGTTACAATTATGCTTAATTGCGTACACTCGTAATAGTTCCGCTTTGTACCAGTGCATCTTGGATAGTTCGTCTTCTACTTTGTTTAGTAAATCTTCGTCTCTATCATGTACCACAAGTTCTACTTCTAAAGGCTTTCGGTAAGTTCGATAAAATTGGCTTGTATTACTTTGCATCATATTAATCATTGTTCTAACCAAGTAGAACTTTAATACATTTCGAGTTCGCATATCAATTATCCGTTCCTCGTCCATTTCGCATAACACCTTAAATAGTTCACTTCTTAAATCTTCTCTCAGGTCTTCAGGCTGCATCTTGTCTATTGCTTCCTTTAGTTCCCTCTAACCGCAAGATTGTTATTGCGCCATACAAAACACCCGTTTTTATTTAAGGTCTTTATTGCTTCTTTGGTTAATTCATTTGCGGTCATAAAGCAAAACTATATTAAGAAAATGAAACTTTACCAAATTTTATTTGTTCCTCAAAAAATAAAGCTACGGCTACGGCTCTTGCTTGGTTTTTTAACCATTGCTGAGTCCACTCGTCTCGGTACTGCTTTGCGCTTATGATGTCCATTTTATTAGCTTTGTAAGTAATAATCTCCATAAGTTTCTTTTTAGCAAGTGCGCCATCTTCTTTTGTCCATACCTTAATGCCTGTACTATTAAGCTTTGTAAATACACTTAATGGGTTAAACAACCTGTCGAAAGTTCTATTTTCCAGAACCTTATACTCTTGATAACTGTAATCTATTATCTCTAAATCGGTTAAGTGTGGGATTGCTTCAACTCGTTCTTGTGGCATCATTTTTCTTACTTCGTTTGCTTTTTTCTTGTACCTATCCATAACTTGACTAAAGTATGCAGGACTAAAGTTCTGGTAATGATCTATAAAGTCATTAGCTACCATTTGCTTAAACGCTACTTTAACTTCGTTTATTGTAAAGTTAGCATACTCTGTTCTTATCCAATCTTCTAATATTGCTAACTTAACGTCTCCAGGATTGTTAATACCTACAAGCTGCATCAAGTAAATAAGGTTCTGCTTAAATATGGTAGAGTTTATGTTCCTCATTCGTTCCCCCGAAAATGCGGTCATAATCTCCTGCTCCATAGGAAGTAGAGTGGATATAGTTGTAGTTTTTAAGGTTTTCGAGTTCGTTTTTATCAAGCTTTCGTTGATTGTTTGTAGTTCCTTTTGCATATTGTTTTGTGTTAGTTATCCAATTATTTGCTGCTGCTCCCCAACTTTTCATAGGGTTTTTACCTACTTTCCACCCGTTGCTTTCGTAGTAATTTACAAACTTTTCGGCTTCAATCTTTGCTTGATTTGTTCCTATCCGTAAAGACATATATTCGTAAACTTGCTCAAAGCTACATTTACTTTTATTAATATTTATATCTTTATTTATATCTTCATTTACATTTTCCATATGGGAGTCCATATGAGGTTGCATATGCGTTTCATATGATGGTTCGTCTTTAGATTTGTTTTTAGGTTTCATATTGTTTCGCCTTGACTCAGTAAATGTTTTACGCTTATCCTTCTCAACATCAAGCCTGATATTGTACCATAAACCTTCTTGATCTTGTATAAATTTACATTTCACTTGCTCCCACAAGTGTCCAACCGTATGTTGTATCATATGAGTATTCATATGCCCTCGATTAAATTGAAGCATAAGCAAGTCCATATATGCTCCTTTTTCTTCAAATGTCATTCCCATAGTGCCACTAACATAGTCGCCGGGGTAAAATAAAAACGCTGGGTCTTTTGCCATAAAAAAAATAAACCCCGATAGCTGCGAACTACCAGGGTTATTATTATTTAACCACTAAACACATAGGCGGTTCGCAGTTCGTCTATGTGTCTTATTATGTTGCGAATATACACTAAATTTCTTTAAGTTCCAATTTTAAACAAAGTTTTTTTAGCTTAGTTTTAAACCAGTCCTCAGTATCTATTAGGTTGTTCGCTTGTTTAATGTTATGGATAGCCGTTGTATGGTCTGTTGTTCCTGTGTATTGACTTATTTCTTTTAGACTCAACTTAGTGTATCTTCTGAGTAAGTATGCCGCAGCTTTACGACCAAACGTTGTTTTTAAACTTCTATCCTTTATTAATACATCGCACTCAAACTCTTCGTCTACCAATTTGACAATAGTCCTTGCGCCAATGTCTAACCCTAAAGGCTCGTTATCTTCTATGCCTAACAATCCAAGTTGCTGCATCATTTCGTGTAGCTGCAAATGTGTGTTACGTTGTGCAAAGTATAACTCCTTTAATTGTCTTATTGATACATCTTTATTTCTATTTAGCATAATTAAAACGGCAATCCTTCCGCATCTTCTTTTGGTTTATAATCGTTTAGATAAATTTTGTAATCTGGTTGCTTGTCTTCTGTCTTGTAAGCATTAACCCACATTGAATACTTAACATCATTGATTGTAAAGTTAATTACTTCTCCTTTAGTGGTTTGCTTTTTCCAAGCACCTGCACTCCATTTTTTTTCTTGCATTTTTTACTTTTTAATTAGTGAATATTTACTTACAAATTTAGGTTGTTTCTTGTTACCTACGTTAATTAAATCGGACTGTATCTTATATCCTTTGCGTTTAAGTTCAAAGATAACTGCCGATAATCTAAGGCTATTAAACTTCGTTAGAGCCTGGATTGGTGTCAAGGTCTTGCCCGAAAGCAAGTGGTTCAAGATGCGTTGTTTCTGTGTCATTGTTATTGATTTGGGTTAAAAATACAGGTTTCTCTAAAAGGTTTTGATATTTTTCTATGAATAATAATAGGTCTGCATAAGCCTCTTCATTATACCAAGCGTAGTGGTAAACTTCTGCAAGAAGCATCTGCCTTTCAAATGGTAGCAATTCTCTCATTAACTTTTTTTAATTGTTTCTTTGATCTTGTTAAATTCGTCTAAGGTTTTGATAGCATTGATTTTTATAGCAGCCTTAACCTTCTGGTCTTCTGTAAATTTTGTCTTGTCAAGTGCTTCAATCAAGAATGCCTTTTGACCTTCGCTAACTTCGTCTTTATGCTCATTAGTAGCATCTGCATCTTTGGTATCATCTATGGCAAAAAGTCCGTTAAGAGCATACTTCCTGGCATAGCTACTTGCTGCTCCGGTAATCTGTGAAGCGTCCATACCTTTTTTGTTTTCCTCTTCACGAGCAAGACCTGTGCAGGTAATGTTGTCTTCTCCGTTACTTAGACAAGCAGTAGCCTTTACATAAACTCGTCCGCCTACTTCTATTACCTCATCGCTTAACATTAAAGCATAGCCGTATTTATGGCAGATAGGTTTTGCAGCTTCGATAATATCTTCTGCACTTCGGTACTTGTATTTAGCAAAAGCGTTAAATTGGTTTTTAGGTGCTTTTAGTTCCTGTTGGATTTTAATTAGGCTCATTGTTATTGGTTTTGTATGTCTATATTATAGTGTTCTAAAATTTCGATAATCGGTTCTTGTCTTTTCTTTAGGCTTACAAAGTACTCGTATGCCTGAGAATATTCCATATACATACTTGCACTATCGTATTTGTTATCTACTAAAGTGTAGTAGAATATTGTGCCGTCTGGCTTAGTTTCTTTTACAAATTCAATCTTCATAATGTTCGTTTTTTAAAAGTTCAAGTTCTGATTGATTTTCTACCCAACGAGTAAACGTATAATCGTCATCTTCGTAATCGTAGTTTTTAGGCAATAATTCAGGGTCATAGGGGTTTGATGTACTCCTATCCCCTTGGAGTAGAATGTTCCCAAATCTCTCGAATTGGAACTTCTGGTAGTTGGTTAAGTGTGTCATTTTGTGTTTTGTTTCAACAAAGATACAACAATGCACAATAAAAAGTGCAAAACTATTAAAATATTTTACAATTATTTTTGCAACAAGGTTGCATTTGTACATATAAACGTACAAAATAACGTACAAAAGGTAGTAAAAATGCTACCTATAAAAGCTTTTGAAAGTAAAGTTTATCGCTACCCCCGTAAGAATATTCGGGTAAGTAAAGCCTAAACCCACACGAAATAAGGTTATTAGCCGAAGGGAAGTTGTCTAATGTAGTATAAGTAATAGCTATGTGGCAAAAAGTAGATGCTGCCTTTAACCTGGTTTTAATCATTCGCCTTTGTATGCCCTGCCCTCTATGTGATTTTTTAACCCACGCTCGATTAAATATGCAGATGCCTTTAGAATAAATTGATCCGCAATAAGCTACTATCTCGCCTTCGTCAAGCATAACCCACCATTCACGATTGTACTGGAACTCGTCAGCACAACCTTTAAAGTTTGGGTTTGTGTAATCTAACTGCTTTAGGTCTTCGTAAATTTCTCTATCTAAGATATTCCCGAAGCTGTAAATCTTCTTTAGGCGCATTGTGTATTTGTTCAAGTTTAGTAAGATAAAGGATTGCGTCTTGCAGCTCTTCTTTTAAATGCGTTATCCATTGACCTGTACTTAGATCACTTCTGTCCATTGTAGTTCCGTACTTAGATTTGCCTAAAAGTTCACGTCTACGCATATCTTCTATAACTGCTGCTAATATTTTACTGTCCATTTATTTGTCTGTTTTGCTATGTATTTTAAAACAAGTTTTACACTTGTATTGTATTTTCTTTACTCCGGTTGCGGTTGTTCTACGAAGTGATATAATTAGATCATCGCTTCCACATTCAGGGCAAGAGCCTCGGTCTTGTCCGAATATAACTCCGTAATGTGTTTTTGGTTCTATGTGGTTTTTAAGTGCGTTAAATACTTGCTCTAATAACACTACGTCCTTCTGGCAATACTTAATCATTTTAGCCATAGCCACTTTGTCTTTATGCAAGACAATGTCTTTCCATAAGCTATATTCTGTTTTGATCTTAGTGCCAATACCTAAATAGTCAGCTATGTAATTAAGCTTGTTGCTATTAAATCTAAACTTTTGCCTTGCTACCTTTAAAGTATCAATAGTAACATAAGAAGGGAACATTTCAATCTTATGAAACAAGCACCTGGTTCTTATCCAAGCAAGGTCGAACTTATCGCCATTGTGTCCTACTAACTCCGATGCCGTGTTTGCTACTTCGATAAAACTTTGTAGCATCTTTTTATCGTTTTGCTTTGCGTCCCATTGTAAGTGGTAAACTTCCTTTTCGTCTTCCCACTTGTAACAGATGCAAATAATAGCACGTTCTTGTATTATGCTATCTGGTGTGATGTTTAGCTTATATCCGGCACTCCAGAAAAAGCCAACATTGGGAGAGGTTTCGATGTCAAAGAATAGTCGTTTGCGTTTGGTTTTGAGCATTGTTTATTTTTTGCTGAATTTATCTATTGTGGTGTAACCCATAGCAAATAGCGTAAGATACAAGACGGCATCTACCAACTTATCGCTTGGGTTAATTTTTAAGATTATGTTTAAGAACAAAGAAATAAAAAGACAAATACTGCCAAGCATAGCCACTACTCTTTTATGGCTTATACTGTTGCTTTCGTCTGATAATAAATTAACTAATATAGTTCTAAAGTTGCTCATATAGTTTAGCCTCAGACTCTCTCCGCCTCACTAACCCTTTAAGCACCACATTCTTTGCTCGTGTCCACTTCATAAATTCAGCCTTAATTGTAGGGTCTTTAGGGTCAGCATTTACCTTCTTAAGTAAAGTGCTTTTCTTTAAGTTGCCAGTCCCTACATTAAAAGTAAACGAAACTAATGCAGAAAAATTGTTCTCGGTAACATTTGATTTTACAAGCGCATCTGTCATTCTCGCAAAATCATTAATAATTGTATCAAATAATTCATTCGCCCTTTCCTGAGTAATCACATCGCCTTCCTTTACTTTGCTTCCGTCCTCGTAAAAAGTATTGCCATAGCCAATAGTCCAGACATTAGCAGGACATTTGTACGCTTTTAACTTGCACCCTTCAAAGTGCTTTATTAAGTCCCTACCTGCTTTGTTTACTTCCATAATCTATTCCAGTATGCTAAAATTAATATAATCGCTATTATTAGACCTATTAGAGCCTTCCAAAAGTTATTCTGTGTAGTTACCTTATTTTTATCCGTAATCGAAATTTGAGTACTTTCTGTGCGATTTAAGGCTATTGTATCTTTTTTGATAAGGCTATTGTCGGTTTCCTTTTCTCTTGTCTCGTAAATCCACTTAGTTACGATTTTAGGAACTACTATAATACTATCCTTTGAAATACGGATTGTGTCATAGATCGTAATGCTCTTTGTAAATATCTGCTCCTTCTCTATAATCTTGGTGACGCTATCATAAAAAGTA